CGGTATGATCTTTTATAAGAGTGGTGATAAAGCTTTCAAAATGCAGTGTACTTTTATTACGGATAGTATAGTTTGTGCTCCGTGGCATTTCTTTAATAAGATTAAGCAAGGAGATTTGTTTTATGTTCAAGTTGGTCCTGTTAAGTATGAAATTAGATTTGATAAAACTCAATTGTATCGTTTAGGCATGGATGACTGTTGTTTATATCGTTGTGGTAGTCGTGTTCCAAAAGTTCGTTCATTAGTAGGCCGTATAGCACGTCGTAGTGACCATGAGGATTTTTATGCTACTAGTGGTACTCTTGTTAATTGTTCGTATGAAGATAATTTCTTACAAATGCGTCTTCATTGTGTTAGCCGTGTAGGTTCCCATACGGAACGTGTATTGTATGATGTAGGTGAAGATTCTCGTCAGGAGCTCAGAGGTTATGGCTATATGGCTAATACTCAGAATGGCGAATGTGGTAGTCCGCTTGTTGTAGATCGTCCTGGTTCTGTGCGTAAGATATTTGGTATGCATGCTGCTGCCAATACTGTTACTAAGAAAGGTTATAGTGTTAAGTTAGTGGCAGAGGATATAGAAGCTGGTATAACGTATTTGTGTCCTGTTAACAATTGTGAAGTAGAAGGATTGGATTTTCAAGCAGAGGTTGACAAAGGTACTTTTAGTACTGATGTAACCAATGCTGGAATGTCTGATCTACCTGATGGTAATATTAGTTATGTTGGTGTCGTTCCCAAATCGATGGCAACTCGTGTGCCAAAGAAAACTGGGATTCGTGCATCTAGGTTGAATGGTTTGGTTGCTCAAGTGAGAACTGAACCAGCTATTTTAGATAAAAATGACCCTCGTTTAGATGGTAAAGAATTTAATCCGTTAGTATCAGGTATAGCTAAGTATGGTGTATCTAGTGTGCCGTGGTTTCCTGAACAGTTGAAGCAAATTGAAGAGTATTTAGTCAATAAGTTGAAAAATGTTAAAAGTTCTCGAGGAGATAAAGGTCCTTTGGCTTTAGATCAAGTTATCAATGGAATTCCTGGGCTTGAGTACTATGATGCTATGAACATGAAATCTAGTGAGGGTTATCCCTTCATTAAGGATCGTGTTGGTATGCAACGTGGGAAAAAGCACTTGTTTAAAGAAGTTGGTGAAATGAGTAATGGAGCCCCTAAGTATGAAATTGATTCTCCAAAGTTGCGTGAAATGTATAATAACCGTATTAGAGAAGCTGAGTGTGGACGCCGTGTGTGGTCTATTAGTCAAGAATGTACGAAAGACGAGCGTGTTAAATTAGCTAAGATTTATAATGTTCCTAAAACTAGAACTTTTTCAATTATGCCTTGTGATTATACTATGGCTACTAGAAGGTATTTTATGGATTTTTGTGTTGCTATTATGGCTAACCGTAGGGAATTACCAATTAAGGTTGGAATTAACCCAATGTCGTTAGAGTGGACTGAGTTGTTTATGCAGATGTCTAGTGTTTCTCCCCTAGGATTTGCTGCTGATTACAAGACTTTTGATGGTCAAGGTTGTGGAGATTTGTTTAATATGTTATGTCGTGTGATTAATACGTGGTATAATGATAGTCCTGAAGCTCAAGCTGCACGTCAGGTGTTGATGAATGAAATTAGTAAGCGTGTTACAATTTGTGAAGATACTTTGTTACAGATAGAAAATGGTTTGCCCAGTGGCGTTAGTTTGACTGTTATTTTGAATTCCTTGTTGAACTGGGTTTATCTTGCGTTAGCTTGGTTAAACTTGGCTCCTGATGAATATCGTGACTTAGCTGAATTTGATCGTTTAACTGCTTTAGCTTTATATGGTGATGATAATAATTGTGCTGTAGATGAAGAAGTTATTGAATGGTATAATTTAGCAACTGTTGGTGCTTATTTAGCTAGACATGGTGTTGTTATTACTGATGATGCCAAACGTGGTTATTTAGAGTGCCGCCCTTTCTGGGAAATTAAAAACTTTACTTTTCTGAAGCGTGAATTCAAGAGACATCACTTACTTCCTTTCTTTATGTTGGCCCCACTTGATGAGGTTTCAATTTGGGAGAGAGTAATGTGGTACCGTAAGGGAGGCGATGACCTAGAGTTGTTATACAATAACATAGAAAATAGTTTAGAAGATGCTTTTCATCATGGTAAAGAATTTTACACAATAGTTAAGAATAATATAGATGATAATCTTATGTTGTTAGATCTACCTGCATCTCTTCACAGCTACGATGAAGCTGAGTTACGATGGTATGCTGCTATAGAGCTACCATTCGAACCAGAATTCCTCGAGTGTTTGGAGATGTCAGAAGTGTAATTTGTTTTATGTCATTTAAATTTTAAGAGATGTTAGAGCCAATAGTAAGGATCAGAGACATTAAGGAGAATGGAGATTAGTGCTCATTATGCTTTGCATACTTTGAGTTATGGGGAGTCACCCAGCTTTTCTACCTGCCTGAAGTCCTGTACCCAGAAATTGGAATTCGCATCTTACTCTTATGTTCGGAGAGAAAATCGAACCGCTGGCCAAGCGTAAAATGGACGGTGTGATGCCCGTAATTCGTCTGATTGGTTAAGAACCACTTTCTCAGTTTGTGAGGATTTAGTAAAGAGTTCTGTAAGTCTCTCTTTACCGCCAAAAAGCAGCTAACTACTGTATGGGCGTTCCGTGACTTTCCACTGGGGGAGGTAATTTCGAGTTTTAGTATAAGTTTTATATTATGATTGATGTTTGTTTTACCTCCACCGGGGGTTGTTTTTACATTATGTTTAAGTTTGACTTATATTACTTTGTGTAGTAAGATAAAACACTAAAAAAAAAAAAAAAAAAAAAAAAACGAAAAATCCCCCCCCCGGGGGAAAAAGAGGAACCCCCCGAAACAGGGCTTGCGGTTTTTGGGGCGGAAGAGAGACTTCAAAAACTCTTTTAAAAATACCTTCAAAATACGAAAATGGTTCTTA